GTCTATCTACAATTCTAACAATAGGTGGAGTCGAATAATATTCACCCGAATCAATTATATTCAAGCTGGTAATAGCACCAAAAGTAACAATAGCAGATGCTTTTGCTCCTCGACCTGATGTAATAGTAACCTCTGGAATTTGGGTGTATGAAGAATAATCATCGAGAAGTTCTACACTATCTATTGTTTCGCCAGCACGAATTGCCCTTGCTTTAGATGGAATATTGTTGATCAAGACAAATGGATCATCTAGATAACCAAATCCTTTATTTGTAACGTTAAATTTTGTAATAGAACCAAACTTAATTTGGTTAAAATCTTTATGAGAAAATGCTAAAGTACCATCAACAAATATACCAACATCTCTTTGAGTAGTTTGATATGATTCTGTAATTGTAAGAGGTACTTTTCTTATCAATCTTAAAAGTTTTTGATCTGATAAAGTTTCCTGTGTGTCTGCTTTTAGAATAGCTCTAGAAGGATAACCTGAAGAACAGATGTAATAATAATTTTCATCTTCATAGATAGCAGAAACATCGGCATTCAATTTATTAATTTGAGAAGTGATTGCCGAATTATTGCTAAATGCTTTTGAATTACTCAGAATCCATCTAGGATTATTTGTGTTTTTATCTACAATAATAGGATCTCTAGTAACAAATCCAGAATCAGAAATCTGAACTACATCTCCTTCTTCCGAATATGGAGAAATACTTTCTGGTGTTAAATTATAAAGAACACCTAATACCAGTAATTTAACACCATCACACTCAACAGTAGAAAATTTATATACATTGGTTCCTTTGTTGTAACCCAAATTTCCAGTTTTGCTCTCAATAATAAATTGATCTACAGTTTTATCTGAATAAGTTACTACTTCATTGCCGATTAAAATTTTCCCAACACCATCAAATCCCATTGTAGAGAATACATTAATTCTATCTCCTTTGGTGTAATTTGGGGAGAAGGTTTCTATTACTTTTGTTTTTGCTGCTACAGAAAACTCATTGTTTAAAGTAGTTGTGTCAATAACAATTTCATATAATTCTTGACCATCTACTCTACCAATAGAATAAACATTATCAACAATACCAGAAGCATATCCAATTTTACTATCAAATACATCTAGTGATTGGACAATCTGCTTTCCGACTATAGATTTTACATCACCAGAAAGAACTTTAACCTTTAGTGAATATGCAGTAATCCAATCAGAATTAGATGCTTTTACAGTGTAGTCCTTTGGTTTAATTACCTCTGGTTTGTCATTTGATATTAGAGTATTAAAAATAAACTTAATTGATCTATCAGTACCCTTAGCACGATAGAAACTAGAAATATTTTTAATTAAAATTCTCTTATCTACACCAGATTTTAAATACTTTTCTGGAAACGAAGCAAGAAGATCAGATTCAAAGTTTTTAACAATAGCATACAAAAACAAGTTGCTAATGTTCTGAACATTGTCACCAGAATTATGATCTTCTGCTAGTGTGGTTACAAAATTACTTTTCTCGTACAGATCTCCCAGTTTAGTGTTTCCACTAACACCACGAGAAACTTCTAAGAACTTAGTAGCAGTTCTCTCTTTATAAAATAGAATCTCATTCCCAATTTTGATATAACCGTCTGTTTCTGGAAATGAAGTAGCATCAACAACATTAATAACCGTATCACTCGCAGATACTCCAGAAGATAATGTGGTGCTCTCGTTAAGAAGATTCTTCTCATAAAAATCGATATCACGATATTTCGTGATATTCTGAATCACGTCGAGAGGTTGACCCCTAAGTTCTAACTGCTCATAGTATTTCTCAAGAACTTTTGAGAAATTTTCATATTCAGAAGAAATGAACTCAGGTAATTGACTCTCAATTAGAGTAGATATTCTTCTAGTCTCTGCCATTTATGTTTACTCTGTGTAAATCGTGAAAGAACTCTTGGGAATATCCACATCGAGATAAACTTCTCTCGTGGCAACAATATCATTGTTTAGAGGTATGGTTCTAATTTCAATTCTATTATCAAAGAAACTTCCTTGAATAATAGTTAAATCAAATAATCTAATCTCGCCTTTTTTGTAATCAACTGTTCCAACAGAGTCGTTTAGAACAATCTTTTCGCCAGTAATAGAGTCTATTCTATATAGGACAATTTTACCAAACCTATCTTCGAGATAAACAGTAAACAAAGGGTATTCACTAATTTTAAATCCTGTTGATTGAACAATAACATCATCATCACAAGTATCATCAAATGGATTCTGGAAACAAATTTCGTAGAAAAATTTACTATTGATTGCAGGATAGAAATCCTTTCTCATTTTAACCGTCGTGAGATTACTGTTGATACTGCGATCAGCATCATCAATAACACCAACAAACTTAGAATATCTGAATTTGCCGTTAAATTTCTCAGTATCAGAAGATGCAATATATGCCTCTAGACCAGAAATAATTTTAGATCTAATCTCATCTCTAGTTTGATTAGTCTTAATCTTGTCATAATAAACTTTTGAGGTCAATTCAACATATAGTACAGATGCATCAATAATATTTGGGGTAATCGATGCAATCATATAAGGTTTGAGTGCTTCGACTATATCTTGCTTGGTTCTAGAACTTAAAATATTACCTGAAGATGGTTTTACGACAATCTTGACTTTTCCATATTCAGGTGGGTCGTCCTCTTCTCCACCAAACGTAATAATGTCTGCAATTGCTGGGTAAATCTCTCTTACAATTGCTGCATAATCTGCTGCAGTAACCGCACGATTTTGAGTTCCATAAAACTTAGGAGCATTGAACTTGATCTTCCTAATAGATTCAATCTCAGACCCTCCTCCAGCGAGTTCTACGAGGTCTGTTGCTCCGCTATAGAGAATGTTGTAATTGTAATTCGAATTGCCTTGTGGGTCTTCTAAGATACCATTGAAAGTGAATGTTCTAGCACCATTTGATTCAGGACCATTTGTTGATAGATATGTGATCTCAACAAAGTTACCTGCTTCCAGTGATCTTCCTAAAACACCATCGCCAAAGAAGATTTCATACTGTTCATCTTCAATTTCTTCTGCATAGTAAACTTTACTAGAACCATTAATGTCTAAAATGCTTTGAGCGCGAGCATATACCTCCCCAACAGTGCTTTGTTGTGATGGGAAGACTCTTACTCTTAAAGTTGACAAATCTGCTGATGGATTCTTAATAATAAACCTATTTGAACGATTTGCGTTGACTGTATAGGTGTCAGTAACAAAATTTCCTTCGTAAATAGGAATTTCGGTAAATGTTGCAATATTATTGATAACAGGTGCTTTGATATCCTCTACAGCAACAAAATTGAAGATATCAGTATCATAGGTTGCAGTGAATCCTGTACCACGTCTTAAAATAATCTCAGATGGTCCAGCATTGGGAAAATCTACCCTAAAGTTTAAAACTGCCTTTGGTGCCGTTGCTGACTTAGGACTATAACCTAATTGCTTTGCCAGTGCCACCACATTGTCCCTGAGCGTTGCTGAATCAAGGAATGTCTCATTCACCACCATATTGGTGTTGAACGCTGTGTAATAGGTATTATACGCTAATACATCAAGAAGATTACTCCATACAGAACCTTCGAAATCAAAGTCAGTAAATTCTGCTTGCGATCTCAAGTATTCCTTGAGCGCAATCTTGATATCCGAAAAGTCTAGATTTGATAACTGAACGTATGGCATTATCGAGTTCTCTCTAAGAAGAATTCTATTACAACAGGGAAATCTTCTCTACCAATGATTTCAAATTCGATCTCAACATCAAATCCATTCTCTTCATAATTAGTAGCAACCTCCAAACCTACAACTGTAATTCTAGGTTCATAATTGCGTAATGTCTCACGAATATTAGATGCAATTAGACCAGCAGTTGCTGAATCTAAAGATTCGAACAATAATTTACGAAGATCAGACCCCAAATCAGGTTGAAAGGGTCTCTCGCCTTTTGATGTAAGTAGCAAATTCACAACTGCTTGCTTGATAGCAGCATCATCCTTCTTGACAATTAAATCGCCAGTGACAGGATGGGGTTTGAATGTAATATTCAAATCCTTGAATGTTTGGAAATTTGCCACACTATTAGCAGAGTTTATCTTATCTATTTATAGTCACTCGTGCCATCTCTCTACAAAATCATCAAACCCATTAGGTCCACCACAAGGTCTGGAGAGTCTATCTTCTGGAGGAGTTTTGTACTTATCGATTCGTGCTTTCTTCAACCAGCGATCACTTGCTGGTTGTGATATCAGAGTCATCCCCGACTCCATAAATGTCTTGCCTAAATCTGTCGGACTGTTTGCCATCGACTATTCTCCTATACAACTCTGTGGACCAATAATCATAATAATTAGTTTGATGTAATTGCTCCCGTGCTTTACTTAATTTATCACGTTTCTGTATCAAAATCAAGTTATGTTCACTAAAATTTGTCTTTAAATCATTAATGAATGTTGAATCATCTCGATGATCATCTAATACAATATATTCCGTCTGTGACATATTGAGTTCCGCGATTTTTTGATGCATCGATACCTCACTAATGTCATCTTCCACAATGTAGATAATCACATCAACGTCAGGCACTGAATTCAGAGACACACGCCGCAATTCGCGTTCCTCAATATGCACAGACGCAGAAAAAGCGTAGGGACAGATGGAATGACCACCCAGTTCCCCACGCTTCTGCGAAAGATATTCAATCCATGCTTTAACTTTACTTACCTTGTCCACGATACGGTTTACGTGCGTTATTTCTTGATGTTGCTGCATATTTCGTATGCTGCCCCTGACCCTGACGGGTAAGTTTGGGTTTGGACTCGATTTTCTTTGCACTAGTCAGTGAAGGACGCTTTGCCATATCTTTTATTTGAACGACTCATATATTATACCATACTTATGGTGATGCTGCTCCTCTACCAGTCTGATATTGAACCCTCGATGAAGCAAACGGTGCCTTCAGTGGTCTGGGAGTGCCAGCAATAAATGCTTCGTCTCCCTGTAATGCTGGTTTGAGCTTGTTAAAATATATCGACTTATTAACTGTAGTTTTGATAGTTCGTATTCCTATAGGAATAACACATGGAATAATAGGAATTAGTGGCGTACCAACAACAGGATTGACAAAAGTTCCCTCTACATAATACGTCGCAGGTTTCTTGCCAATGAATATCGTCGGAGAAACCAATGGAGCACCTCCTAGAGGTGCTGCAGGATATTTACAGGTCGCGTTTGTGCTGATAGTATCAATAGTTTGTGGAATAACTAGTGCTGGCATAACTTATGTACTAGATGAACCTTAGAGTTCCTTTCAGTCATCTCTATAACTGCACGAACTTCCTGTAACTGTATATATGTGTCATTGAGAAAATCTACCAGTGTCTCATGTTCATCGCTGCCAGGACGGCAGTACATGAGTGTTGCTGGTTCTTCACAGTCCTTGAGTCTCTTCTCCAAGGAATTCAATCTCACTGTTAACTCGTTGTCCATTTTTAAAACTTTCTCTATAGTTAACACCGTATGCTCCAAATGCTGCAGTAATATCTAATTCTGGTGTGCCTTCGGCACCCGAATAGTAATCTAATGCAGCATCTTGGATGGCATCGGCAAATTCATTGAACTCATCAAACCTTTGCTCCTTAATGGTGCCATCTTTGGTTTTGTAAGTAATCTTATGATTTTCCATTAGTCGTCTTTGAATAAATTCAGAAATCCTTCCCACATATGATAGAAAAACACATATAACCCAAAAGTCTTCAGTGCATCTCTGTCACTCTTCTTCCTTGCAGGGGTTTTGGTCATTTTGCACCTCGGGGAATTTTTTTATATAAGTTCGAACCTAATATTCGAATTGTCTCTACTACACATATTGTAATATAACTAATTTCTTCCCTGAAGGTCGTCGAGGTTTTCATGGTGAATTTTTTTGGGGGAAATTTTTTCATATAGAGGGACCCACAAATATTTATCACGCTCTGGGAAACGTTTATAGATTAGGTACGCCAGATGGGACCCGCTCGGCGGGCGTTCTTTACATTTAAGGGGGCAATTTAACTGCCCCCGAGTGTTAATTAACTGCAGCGAGTGAGCGTCTCACTTGTCGCTTAATCTGTGCGATGGCATAGTTATCGCTTGGTGTCTTTGAGCAGGTTTGTGTAATGTTGAGTGTGCGATGTCTATACTTAAGGTGCTTAGATTCATCGTAGATGTAGAAGTCGTTGTCTGCCATGATGGCATCAACTGCTTGCCGA